TAAAAAAGATGCTCAGTAACTTTCCCGCGTCACTTGCGCTGGTTCTCAAGTCAGAAGGCGGCTTTGTAAATCATAGAAATGATCCCGGAGGCATGACTAACCTTGGGGTAACGCGCAATGTCTGGAAAGAATGGGTTAAGCACGAAGTTGACGAGGCAGAGATGCGCTCACTCACGCCAGAGCTTGTTGCACCACTCTACAAAGCAAACTACTGGGATGCTTGCAAGTGTAGCGACCTGCCGATTGGTGTAGATTATGTTGTATTCGATAGCGCGGTGAACATGGGGCCGTCTAGGGCCGCAAAGCTCTTACAGGCTGCGCTAGGCGTAACCGCAGATGGTGTTATTGGTAGAGCTACTATAGCCGCCGCAACTGCTGCTGATCCTGCTGAACTGCTGGAAGCGTTTAGTCTTGGTAAAGAAGAGTTCTACAAATCTCTGCCCACGTTTGCGACGTTTGGTAAGGGCTGGTTAAACAGGGTGACTCATGTGCAGGATGCCGCAGAACAGATGATTGGGGTGTGAAATGCCGCTACAGAAACTTGCCCTAAAGCCGGGAGTCAACAGAGAAAATACGCGCTATACCAACGAGAACGGCTGGTATGAGTCCGATAAAATTCGCTTTCGCCAAGGTTTCCCTGAAAAGATTGGTGGCTGGAGCCGCATCTCAACGAGTGTTTTTTTAGGTATTTGTCGGTCTCTTTTGGCGTGGATAACACTGGGTGCAGTTAGATTAACCGGCGTTGGCACCAATCTTAAATTCTATATCACCCAAGGCGGCGCATACGACGACGTTACCCCGAATCAAACTGTTGTTACCCTGACAAACCCTTTCGCTACTGTTAGCGGTTCCCCTATCGTAACTGTAACGGGTGCTGGTGGTTCTAACGGTAACTTTGTGACCTTCACTGGCGGCACTGCCGTAGGCGGTTTGACCATAGCTGGTGAGTTTCAGATTACCTATGTCAGCGGTGCTACATACACTATCACGGCAAGTTCTAATGCAACCTCTACCGTTGCAGCGGGTGGAGGCACTGTATACGCGGTTTCAACCATTGATGTAGGCCCAGAGATAGCCACTGCGCTGGTTGGTTGGGGCGCTGGCGGGTGGAATACCGGAACGTGGGGCAATGGGACTTCCTCAACCGAACCTATCCGCATATGGAACCAAGCAAACTTTGGGCAGGACTTGATCTATGGGCCAAGGGGCGGCGGAATCTACTATTGGAATGCAACGATAGGCACCATACCTAAGACCTTTACCGTCACGATTGCTACCCCCGGTGTCGTTACTTCCACCATTAGCTTACCAATTAACACCGCCATTACGCTTACAACTACAGGTGCTTTGCCGACTGGATTGCTAGTTGGAACTGTCTACTACGTCCTGACTACCGGAACGACCTTTAGTCTAGCTCTTACCGTAGGCGGGGCTGCTATCAATACCAGCGGCAGTCAGTCTGGTGTGCATTCCATATCACCACGCGGTATAAATGTTGTTTATATTAGTGGTGCCTCAGACGTACCTATATTCCAGAACTGCCTATTAATTTCCGATACAAGTAGGTTTGTGTTTTGTATGGGCGCTAATGATCTGGGCAGCACCATTCAAGACCCCTTGCTTATTCGGTGGTCAGACCAAGAATCTTTTACCGATTGGACTCCAGACCCAACCAATCAGGCAGGGGATGTTCGGTTATCGCATGGTTCTAAAATCGTTGCTACCAATCAGTCTCGTCAAGAGATTCTGGTTTGGACTGATTCTGCCTTGTATTCCCTCCAATATCTTGGCCCACCCGTGATCTGGGGAACGCAGCTTATGGCAGATAACCTCTCCATCGCTGGGCCTAATGCGGTGGCTTATGCCAACGGCGTGTCTTACTGGATGGGCGTAGATAAGTTCTATAAATACGACGGACGCAGCCAGACGCTGACCTGTGATCTGCTACGGTTTATATTTGAAGACATTAACAAGGCTCAGTTTGCCCAAGTCTATGCGTCCACTAACGAGGGGTTTAATGAGATTTGGTGGTTCTATTGTTCTATTACTGGCCCAAACGGTACTGGAACGGCGGCTGTCCCAAACACTGTTGTAGACCGTTATGTAATCTATAACTACACCGAAAACCAAGGCGCTGGAGCGTGGTATTACGGCACAATGGGCAGGACTGCTTGGTTAGACTCGGGGATTCGGAATTACCCGATGGCTGCTACCTATGACCACAACTTGGTAGACCATGAATTAGGTCTGGATGACGACACCAATGGGACGCCTGTAGCCATAGAATCCTATATCTCGTCCGCTGAGTTTGATATTGAGGACGGGTATAAGTTTGGCTTTGTCTGGCGTGTGTTACCTGATATCACGTTCAGCGGGTCTACAGCCGCCTCTCCCAGTGTGACAATGTATCTCAAGCCGTTACAGAACTCAGGTTCTGGCTATAACAGTCCAGTTTCTGTGGGTGGTTCTACAACCCCTAGTGGGGCAGCGGCTGTGACTCGGACAGCGATCTTGCCAATTGAGGAATTCACTGGTCAGATTAACACCCGCGTCAGAGGTAGGCAGTTGGTGATGGAGGTGCGGTCAACAGCTTTAGGTGTGCAATGGCAGTTGGGTTCTCCTAGACTTGATATCAGGGTTGATGGTCGCAGATGACCACAACCACCAACTACATCCGTAAGGTAGAGCCTCCTGCGCTTCCACAGGCAACGGATGCCTACGCTCGTGCCTACCAAGACCAGACTAATAACGTGCTTCGTTTGTTCTTTAACCGGCTGTGCAATGGTTTAAACGCCATACTAGGCGTCAACGGCGGGGCTAATATTCAGTCCCCTCATGGCGCTTTTCAGTCCAGTGTTGATCAGACCGCCACAATAAACACCGCAACTGTAATGACGTTTAACGTCACAGATTATTCTAATGCTGTATCTGTGGTGAGCAATTCTGAAATAACGGTAACTACAGCGGGTATATACAACCTGCAATGGTCTGGTCAGTTTGAGAACACCGATACCGTATTGCATAACGCAAGTGTTTGGATACGTGTAAACGGCACAGATGTGGTTGGTTCTAACGGTCTTGTTGCGGTGCCTAATAAGCACGGTGGGATCGACGGTCAAACTATTGTGGCTTGGAATTATTTTGTAGAGCTACAGGCTAATCAGTATGTGGAATTGTGGTGGTCTACAGTTAACGCAGGGGTTTCCCTACAAGCCTACGCTGCCGGAGTTACTCCCACCCGCCCAACCACAGCTTCTGTGATTGCCACATTGTCCTTTGTTTCAGCGTTAGCGGGAGCTTGAGATGACGCCATCTGAGATTATTAAAGCAGATATAGAAAAGCATGGCGGCAATGTGCAGGATATAGGCAAACGCATCATGTATATGCTTAAGAAAAAACTTGCCATTCTTTTGCATAAAAACAATTCAGTATTGATTTTGGCGCAATTGGGAGACGGTGATGTTGAATGTCATTTGTTTACGCAAGACAATCCAATGGCTCTTTTTAAATCGTTGCCTTACTTTATACAAAAGGTTAGAGAATCTGAAATAAGGGCTATCTACTTCCCAACCACAAATGAACAACTAATTGATGCCCTACGTCGTTTAAACGTAGATGTAGAGAAGTCTGATCGTGAAGAATATAAGTGGAAGGCTGTAGTATGAGATATCACCACTTTGAGATGTTGCCTGAAGATGCTTTCCAACATTGCGGGAATGGCAAAATACAACTTCACGGCGGCAATCCGTTTAGTTTTATAGGAGATGCGGTTGAGTCTCTAGGTAATGCTTTTGAAGATGTTATTGGTGCTGTTGGGGATGGTTTAGCTGGACTTGATGATTGGGTTAGAGAAGAAATACCCGGAGGCTGGCTGCTGCCGGTGGCTGCTGTTGCTGCCGTTGCAACTGGCGGTGTAAGTTTAGCTGCGCTAGGTGAGGCTGCTGCTGTTGAAGGTGGTGCTGCGGCTGCGGGAGGCGTTGGTGGGGTTGCTGGAGCTACGGCATCCTCTATTGCTGCGGGAACTTTAACTGCCGTAGAAGCCGCTGAATTAGCTGGTCTTGCCGGAACGACTGTAGGCGGTGTAACGGCTGGAACCGCTGCCGCAACTACTGGGGCCGCTGGAGCTTTAACTGCC